AACCCCAGTTCGTTGTAGTCCCCGCCCGCCTCTTCCACAGGCGTGCAGGGCTTTTTTGTTTCTTCGTCCACCTTCTCCCCTCCTTTCATGCGCTCTTCCCCGGCTGGTGAAACAGATACTCCATCCGCATCCCCGGAAAAAGTCTGTTACGCACTTCTTCCGCTTCTGGATAAGTAAAATCCGTTTCACCGTTGATCTTGTTCCTTGCGGTTTTTTCGGAACAGCCGATCGTTCGCATGATGTCCCTGACGGTCAATCCATTCCGTTGCATTTCAGCCTTTAAGTTATCCATTGCCTTTTCTCCTTTCTATTTTGATTTTACCGTAAGTGGTAATTCTGTTTTGATTTTATATCCTTATTCGGTAAAAGTCAACCCCATTTTGCAATTTTTTATACAATTCGGTAATTTATTATTGACTTGTGCTTTTTTCTCTTTTATAATGGGCTTATCAATTAACGGGGAGGTTTTTACCGTGTGGCTTGAAAGGCTTGTCCAACTGAAAAAAAACAGCGGCATGACAATTGAGCAGATTGCAACGGCTTCCGGTGTCCCTAAAGGAACCTTGAATAAGCTCTTTGCCGGACAGACAAAAGACCCTCAGTTGTCCACCGTTTCTGCGGTTGTCCACTGCATGGGGTATACCCTTGACGATCTATCCGGCGATACCTCAGACGGTGAAACTGTACTCACCCCTCGGCAGTCTGCTCTGCTGTCCTCGTTTGACCAGCTCAACGAGGAGGGACAGACCAAGGCC